ACACTTGAGATATGGATGGCATCTTCTTTAGTTAGGTTCATACCTTAAATCCTTCAAATTTACTCTTTGTCTTATCGTCAAATTTCTTGTATCCAGAATCAGCAATATCTTCTTGTGCAGAGTCTTCAATATCATACAACTTCATCTTGCTTCGATCAACACCCACGGTGAACCTCTTGAGATAAGTTGGATCGGAGTATCGGTTCTTCAACTGCTTCACCATAATCTGTCCTAACTCTTCCAGTTCTTCGGAGGAGATCAATGCAAACATTAGATCGGCGGTTGCTGGGAGTCCGAATGATTCCGAGGTATCCTCCAATCCAGGATCAGAACTGTTAAATCCTGCTCTTGTAGTCTGTGTAGCACTGACAACAGGCACAGAATATTCCACCGCAAGTCCACGAAGTTCTTCAGCAATGGATTTGACGTAGGTATAGGAATTAATGCTAGCACCAGGTTTAATACGAGCAGAAGTGCAGATATTAAGATAATCAATAAAGATGATATCAGGTCTGAAGTTGCGTTTAAGATGAAGTTCATTCAACAAAGTCCTAAAATGTGTAGCCGATGCCGAAGCAGTTGGATACTCTTTAATAATCAATTTACCGGTTGTCTTACTACGAACACGAGCAACTTTCTTATCATACTCTTCTTTTGAAAGTTTGGACAATTCATCAACTTTGACATTGAGAAGATTTGCATCAATACGTTCAGCAATCTTCTCTTCCGCCATTTCTAGTGTAATGTAAAGTACGTTGCGTCCCTGAACAAGGCAACCAGCAGCAACATGGCACATAAAAAGAGATTTACCCACACCGGTACCAGCCAAAGCAATATTGAGTGTTTTTGAAGGTAATCCACCTTTTGTGATTTTGTTGAAGTAGTCGAGGTCGAATGGGATTCGTTCTTCTTTTCTGTGGTAAAATTCATATCGGTCATCAGAGTTTTCCAAATAGTCATGTCCAATAGATGTGTCGAAACTTACCGCGAGCGCATCAGAAAGAATCTTTGGTATCGCACCTTTCTCATGAGCCTTGTCTTTTCCATCCAATATCGATATTGAGTTGAGGACTGCATTGTAGATAGCCTTTTCTTGACAAAACTTTTCTGTCTTGTCGATGAGCCACCGTTCATCACTGTTCTTAGTGTCAAGTCTACATAACTCTTCCACATAATCTTCACACTTTTCCACCTCTTCATTTGTGATATTTCTCTTTTCCTTGATGGAAATCGAGATTGCTTCAACAGAAGGAGGTTTATTGTACTCCGCCGCAAAGGTGGAGACTTCAGTAAAGATGTGCTTATCAACGCCATGAAAATAGTCCTTATTTAAAAACGGTAATACTTTTCGGAAATATTCTTCATTAAATATCAGATTCCTCAATATAAGCTGTTCCATTCTCATCAAGCTGTTCCTGCATTCCACTAGAAATAATTTCAACCAACATTTCGCCAATAAAGTTCTTGAAGTCTTCGTCCTTCTCCAACTTTTTCGGTTTGATCTGGTAGGATTCTATCACATGGAACTCAAAATGTAAATAGGCCTGTTCATCTTTTTCTTCAACTTTTACTTTGCCAAACTTAAAGACGACCCCATCATAGGGGTCATTTAAAAGTTTGATGTGTACGGAATCTGTATCCTCTTTTGGATACAGATATACAAAATCAATACCTTCAGTCAACATTTATATCTTCCTCCATATCTTTTGGCATAATATCTGATGATGCAACTCTGTACTTGTTTTCAATGAAATCCCTAAAAGATTTTTGTTTTAGAATTGGCAACCAGAATTCTTTAGTATCAGTGTCCGATTCTCGACATTTCTTATCTTCCACTTCTCCAGTTTCAAGATCGACCTTAGAGTACCACCCATTAGAAGGTTTAACGACATGACCAGATTCAAGTGCAATATCAAGTAGTCCGGACCACTTACTAATTCCTCCATTAAATGATACGGTAACAGGAATCTTAGACTTCTCTTTAACGTACCTAGACTTCTCTACATTGATAATAAAGTCATAACCAACAATTTCTTTACTGTCCTTGGCCTTGTCTTGCTGACGACCAATGATAAAAATATTATCGGCAGAATAATATGAGCCCGTACCACCACCTACAATATCCTTGGGAAACATTCCAATTTCTTTGTAAGTATGATTAACCACAATCATAGGAATATCTTTGAGTGTCAGATGAGGAGTTACCATACGGAACAACGACTTAACCTGCTTTGCACGGCTCATGTCTGCAACAGACTTTTCATTGAGTGCATCTTCAACTTCTTTCTTTGATGCCAAGTTACCAATTGAATCTACAATGATAATCAAACGATCACCACGATCCAAATTGGTCAACTGATTCATAATATCGAATTTAAGTTGCTCAATGTCTGTAAGAGGAGTATGGAGAACTCTATTTGCGTCAATACCAAAAGAGTCAAAATAAGACTGTGGAGTACCAAACTCAGAATCATAAAATAGAAGAGCCGCATCTTCATATTTCTCCAGATATGATTTAGCCATCAACAGACTAAATGCAGTTTTAAAATGTTTACTTGGTCCAGCCCACATGGTAAGACCTGGAGTAAGACCACCATCCAACTTACCAGACAATGCCACATTGATAATGGGAATTGCAGTAGGAATCATGTCTTTATCAGTAAAGAACTTTGACTTTGATAGAATTGCAGAATCTTTAATACTGGAATTCTTCTTGATTTTATCTAAAATACTCATTTGTCACCTAACTAAAAAAATCATCTAATGAACTAGTCTTTTCTGTCTTCCAACCCATGCAATCTAGAATGATCTTGATTGGTTCTAAGAATGCTTTGTCGAATTGTGTATCATAATCAATATAATTGTCCAAACCCATCTCTGTGGGCAATTTAGTTGGATATGAAATAACAGTATCTTTAAGTGGGTTTGGCATCTTGAGATAGGTGAACTTTAACTTCTCACCATCTTGAATCATTGGATATTGCTTGTCCAGATCCAGTTTCTTCAACAACATATTATATAGAATCGCACCTTTAACATGAATTGGAGTGCCCTTCTTATACAAGGAAGAAGCATCAGACCACTTACTCAAACCATTCAATCCCCTAGGAAAAGAAATCTCTTCCGCAGGCAACTCTTTGAAATGATTACGGAAATGTTCGATAAAGTCCTGAACATCAGATTCAGTTCCGGTCATCATCAATTTAATAGTAGACTTCATCTTCTCACGAATTGCTGACGGCGTTGAAGACTTGATCATTTCAAGTCCCATCACTTTCATTTCAGGTTCTTTGTATTGAACACCTTCATTGTTATATACATTCAAAATGTAACGTTTCTTGGCAGTCCAAACACCTTTGTTTGCCAAGGCCTCACGTTTCATTTGCATTTTTTGTTTGTATGCGTTAACATAAGTAGCAAGTTCTGCGTAACTTCTGTCAATATATGGTTCAATCTTATCTTTACAGATTTTGTCCATGAAGGAGATAACTGATTCAACCGACTTGTCCGGTTGAATGAATTTGTCCACAACCGGACCAAGATTGAGATAAATCGAGTCCGTATCCGATGCAATAACATAATCACGATCTGTCTCCAAAATTTTGTTCATGAAATCATTAATTTTACCTTCAATCCATCGAATTGATAACTGTCCTGCGGTAGTTACACCCAAAGCCATACGAAGATCATAGAAACGGAAATACTGTGAACCAAGAGCACCATATGCAGAGTTAAGACCAACCTTTTTTGCAAGTTGCAGATTATGATATCTTGCTGCTAGATTCTTAAACTCTTTTTTGTTTTTGGCGTCAGTTTCATCAATATATTTCTGTTTGTAGTCCAATGACATTTTCTTGAACTTCTTACGATCTTCATACATTTCTTCCAACATCTTTGGCAAGAAACCTTGAACATCAGTTCTGAAGAATTGTCCGTTTGGAGTCAGAGTTGCACCCTCAAGACCTTCTGTGATCACCTGTTTCTTCAACATCTTTTCAACAGTTACACCTTGAGATAGAATGTTTCTCATAATCGGAGTGTAATTCTCCGGTTCAATCAGAGTTTCAGGCGAAATATTATACTGCATCATTAGATGTGGATACAGACTGTTTAAGTCGAATGATGCAACCCAATGATGAAGTCCAACTTGAGGCTCTTTTACATAAGCGCCCTCAAAGGCAGCATCCTTCTCTTTAACGACTCTTGGGGGAACGATTATGTTTTTTTCTAACAGATATGAATAAGTCAGAGAATCCCACATACGAGTCTGAGCAAAGATATCCTCATAGTTTGTCTTGGTGTCATATGCAAGAGTCAAACCAAGTTCCAGAAGTTTCAACTTTTCATCCAAACGAAGAATAAGTTCTACGTCTTTGATGTTATATTCGATGTACTTTTGAAAATTATACTTGTACAGTGTGTGTAGATTACCATATTCTTCATATGACAATTTACGTTCACCCAGTTCAACATTTGCAATATTGTCCAGACGATATGATTCTTGTGATTTACCACCGTCAGCATACCACTTGTAGAGTTCGATATAATCAAGTTGTGCAACACCGTCGAACCCATAGGCAATCATTTCACGACCATTGATAACAGTCTTTCTCTCTGAAATGAAAAACCAAGGAGAGAGTCTCCTGGTGTCATCCTCACCTAAGATTTTACGAAACCTGTTGACGATGTATGGTACGTCGAAGAACTTGGTGTTCCAACCAGTCAGAACGTCAGGACACTGATCCATCCACAGCTTGAGAAACTCTTTGCAGAGAGTCCATTCGTCTTTACACTTGTAATAGATTTCATGCTTCTGAACTTCATAATCACCACATCCAAATACAAATGTTCGACCATTAACATATGAAATGGTGATTGCTGTGATGGGTTCATTTGCAAGATATGGATCAGGGAAACCATTGTCAGAACCAACTTCGATATCGATAACTCCGATCAGGATTTTATCCATATCCCATTCGATCATGCCTTTGTGTTGATCTGCAATGAAAGCATATTCGAATCTGGTGTTTCCATAGATCCTAGGTGCACCAGGAATGCCATCAAACTGCTTGACATAATCTCTGGCTTCACGCATATTACCAAAGATTTTTTGTTGAATGTTTTCACCATCTAGGGAACGAAACTTAGATGGAATTTTAGAAGGAATGTATAGAGAAGGAGAGTATTCAATCTTGGTCTTCACTCTCTTACCGTTAACAACACCCCGATACAGGATGTTGTTTCCGGAAACTTGAACGTTTGTGTAGAATTTTTTACTCATTATCCAGTAATCAAAGTTTTGTTAGGAAGTACAATTCCTGAACCAAAGATTTGATCATAATTTGACTTGAAATCTTCAGCAGGATCATAGGAGTATACTACATGTTCGAACTGAATGTCAATAGTTTTTCCTGTTTTATCTTCTGCATGAAGAGGAAAAGGTGAGAATCCCACATTAGGTCGTCCATCTTGTCCGCGAACAATAGAAATACCAACAGGATTTTGTAATCGAATGATACGTCCACTATCTGAAGAAACTTCTTCACCAATAATTTCTTCACCAGTAATCAATTTAAGTGCAACAATTTTCATAATTTACCTCAAGAAATAAAAAACCCCTCGGGGTGCGGATCGTTGAGTGCCGTGAGGGGTATTTGTTAAAATGTCCAACTACACTCGTTATATACCGAGATGTACATTGTATAATTGGTAGCGGGTAGCAGAATCGAACTACTCTAGACTGGCTTATGAGACCAGTGATTTCACCAGAAATCTAACCCGCAATAAACTAGTTTTCAATGACGAGAACAATATGATCAATGTTAATGATATATAGTTCGTCTTCCACCTTAGTTGCCGCATTCCAGTTAACTACTGCAACTTCATCAACTGCAACTTCATCAATTTCAGGACCAATCGCAAGAATCTTTGCACGATCTGGTTCTTCAGTAGACTTCAAAATAATTCCAGATGCAGTTTCCTTCGCAGCAGGAATACGTTCAATCAATACATTTCTACCTGTAGGTCTATATGCCATAATTACTCCAATGCAATTTTATTAAACAATTCAATATATTCTTTTTTTCTATCCCACTGATGTATAACCGGTGTAGGTCTTCCATCATCATTCATGTATCTACCCTGTTCATCAAACGTTAAAGTCTGCTGATGATCTAGTGTTGATACTGCACCACATCCATTATGTAGTATTCTATAATTTCGAGGTACACCATCATTATAGATTAATAGATTATGCACTACGGTGTCTTCACCTCCAGTAAATACTCGGCCACTTTCTCTCCACTTAATGAGTGACTCTTTGAAGACTTTAAGGTAGTCCAACAGTCCTTCTCTGGTGCCCATGATAGTACCGCAACAAATAATATACTTGTCTTTTACTGCTTTTAGTACATGGTCACCCAGCATAGTCTTGTACCACCAAGAATTGCATCGACAATTTCCGATCTTTTCTGGTTCATAATAAAACTCTAATTCTTGGCCGTCACATCTAAATCCATATATGAAAGGATCGTCTTGGAAAATTACATCACGAACATCCGTGATGAAAACATTTTCTACATCAGGGTAACAATTTTCAATAATGTCGGGGTATAATTCAAATCGATTGTTCTGTATCTCATGGTTCGATTCTAACTTCTTGTCATAAAGATGCATTGAAACATTATATCGATCCAACTTATTGACCATATCAATATTTGTCATCACATCCATATCAACAATGAATGCAATTTTACCATCATAATGTTTTCTGAGAGAAATAACAAAGTGTTTTACTTTCTCCCAGTCATAACCATAAATTGCACCGAGGACCAGATTCATTATGACACCTTTACATATGTGCGAAGGTAGAATCTGCCTTCACATAAGAAATCTTTCGACCTTCTACTCCAGTTTCAAGTCTTTCGAAGTTATTCTTTAGGAGAAGAGTATCAATATAATCATGGTCATATGCCTGTACATCATCAAAAACAAATACTGCACCAACATCGACTCTTGTAAGGAACCAAACGACTTCAGTTAAGATAGATTCTTTATCATGTGGACCATCAAAGAAAACAAATGCATATTTGTTAATGATCTGTTTTACTTCTTGGTAAACAGGAACACCTGTCGAGAAACGATTAAAGAATTCTGTATCTTCTAGATTGAAGAAGATGATATTAACCGGTTTACCTTGTGCATATTGATAAATGTTATTCCATGCTTCGTTCTTCATATCATTGGTGTAATCGAACTTTTGTACACCATGATCACCAGGAGTGTAATCGATGTTACCGTATGGATCAATTGCAATGATATGTCTAAATGTTCCGGTAAGAGTAATCGCCTCAATAATATGTTTTAGACTTCCGCCTCGGCGAGTTCCAATTTCACAAAACAGGCCATTTGCATTATTCGCTTTGACAGCTGCACGATACAAAAGATCATAATCTAAACTATCACCAGGCAAATCCATATTATCTCCTCATTAAATTGGCTGGTAAGGTGAGATTCGAACTCACATGTGACGCATTAACAGTGCGTTGCTTTGCCAGTCAGCCACTTACCAATAAATTGGTC